TACTGTAATTAATTTAAACATACCAAATAAACAAATATTTGACATGTTAATTAACAGTGCAGATGAGGATAAAGATAACCTAATTAATACAATCGCCAAGGTGGCAGTCTCACAAATTGAGATAAATAAACTACAAGAATATTTAACAGAAGAAGTAACAACGTTTATAAACAATTATTACAATGAGTAAAACAACAACACAGTCGAGAAGACACAGAAGAGCTCAATTTAGAGCAATGGGTTATTTGAAAATCAAGAACATGTTTGGAAGATTCTCTCCAGAGGGAATGGCATGGTATGATAAAATGAGAGAAGATGGAATGGCAGCACATGAGGCAAACGTTAAAAGAAGTTTGGATAATACTGAAAACCAACTGCAAACTAAATTGAATTCTACTAAAGAAACATGGGCAGCAATCGGATACAACGAGACTGAAATCGCAATGCTATGCGAGGCTTGGATCCAAACCGCTGTTAAAAATAAAGAAACCTATAGAGAAGATAAAAAATTAGCTAGAAAACTGATGAAGGAAGCTAGAGAATCTTTAAATTCTAGGTTAAATGCAAACAGTTAAAATAACATTAGCAGACAACGGTGTTATCAAAGCAGTTCAAGATGATAATATTAACTCGGCTGGTGAAAGTTTCGAATCAACTACAATATATGATTTCGATAATAAATCAAGCAAAGTTAAATTCATTAAAGAATTATGTGTTGATATTGGATTATCCTTTGGAAATTCTAAGAACAAACACCAAATAAAAATTATCGAAGATTGGGGAGTTGATTATCAACCAACCGATGCTGAGAAACTTGAAAAAATAGAGAGGCTTGAAAAACAATTAAAAGAATTGAATGCCTCATTTAAAAAATAAATGAATAATTTAACTATTGAATGCGTATGGTGTCCATCTAAACGAGAGTTTAATAAGTATACTAAAAACATTGATAAAGCTACGGTCAAGATTGTTGACTATGCATCAATTAAAAGTAAACTTATTAAATCAGATCCGTATGGAGAAGAGCCAAGCGACTCAGTAGTTGGATTATCAATAATCAATGAAATTACGCGACAGTTAATGGTTTCAAACGAAATCGTGGGTCGCGTAATTTATTTGTTTAAAAACCTTGAAATTGACATTACAGAAAACTTCATAGCATTGGTCAATTCAAAAAGGGAGAGAGAAGTTGCAATCATATTAACGGTGATACATAATAATGTAAAGGTAAGCAAAGATATTGCAGACCTATTTCATACTGTTAATATTATTAGACGATGATTAGACACAAACTTTTTTCAAAAGGAGACCATATCCATGTTCTCATTTCAAATAACAGATATAACAATATAGTATTTCCGGTAAGGGCAATTATCCATGACGTTGAGTTTAATGATAAAATGCCAAGGTATCAAATCCGCATCACTAAATTCTATGATGAGTTAGATTTCTTAAAACGATATATGTTTGACATGAAATTTGACAGGAATTTTGACGGTGCACTTACTTCATTCAGAATATCCAGACAAAAATTCGCCACAGTAAAGGAGTTTCAAAATTATATTGACTCCAAATGGGAGACATATCTTGTTGTGGTTGATTCTGTAATGTGCGTGAGAACGTTTACAGAAGTTAATGAGTTATATAATAACATACAGGATTTCTTTATTGAGAAAACGATAAAGGATTTATATGAACTTTCCACACGAAACACCTACTCAAAGGGTACATATTACTATGGTAGTAAAGGGATATTTGAAGCGCATATCAAGAAATTCCTAGGAGATAGGGCAGGTGAATCGAAAGACTACTTTGACAAATTACTATTTAGACCTAGATCAATTGAACTAGACAATCTTGAGTAGCAAATAGATACGTGGATATATAACAAAACAAATATATCTAATACGTAATGGCAGAAATTGAAAAAAGTTATTTTGATAAATTAGCAGATGCTACAAAGGCAAAAGCGAAGGAAGGCTTTGACTATGCTAAAACTACAGGATTAGGTAAAGGATTTATCAGTGCCACAAAGAGCATTACAGGATATGACCCAAATACAATAGATGGAGCAAATCCAGATGGCGTTAATACTGGAGGAAAAAAAGGAGGTAACGTTATAAAGGCTCCAAAAAAACCTGATCAGACCGCTGCAAGAGCAGTTGCAACTGACGAACCATTTACTATAATTAATACAAACGAGTCTAAATACTACACTAAAGAGCATGACTCTGAGACGTATATATCTACCCAAGCAGGCAAAACAAATCCAAATAAAATTACAATCGGCCCAAGACCATACTCTGCATTTAACAAATATTCATTAATAAATTACAGGGGTAATCCATTGGACCTTACGAAAGATGGTCTTACAGTTGCTACTGGAAGATATCGAAAAATAGATCCAATGAGTTTGGTCAATCCAACCGTTACTCAAATTATAGAAATAACAGGTAATGTTGCAGGTAATTATGGATATAGATATAATTATTCAGACTTTGCTCTTACGAAATATTATGGTAAAATTCCAAACAATTTATTAATAACACTTCGTAGATTTGCATATCCTGTATCGGACGACATTATTACACCCAAACAATTAGGGGCTGATGGTACAGTAGAAGAGGTACAACAACCTGATATTGCAAGAGCTGTTACATGGCTTGGCGAAGCTCCAGGAAATTCAATTACAGAGATATTAAAGTTCTCACATGGATATAATTGGAAAACAGCCACAGCAGAGGTACAGACATTGCAATCTCAAACAAAAGGTGCTTCTGGTAAGTTTGGTAATATGGTAAACAATAGTAAATTTTTATCAGCAGCTGCTAATGCTGCAAAGGGAAAGGGTGCTGTTGAATCAAATGCCTCTGCACAAAATGCAGGTTATGACGCATTCAGTGACACATACCCTAATCATGTATTTGGACCACTAAATGTTATTAAAGATACCTTAGTAAGGGAAAGCGGTCTTAAATTTGAACAAGCGTTCACGCTTAAATTTGAATACGAACTTAAGAGTTTTGAGGGAGTTAACCCGAAGGTAATGATGTTAGACCAACTCGCAAACATACTTGCATTAACTTATAATAATGCTCCATTTTGGGGAGGAAGCGTTAGATACATTGGAGATGGATCTGTTGCAAGGCCACTTGGAAATTTGGCTAAGCTTAAATCGGGTGATTATGGTGGATTTTTAGGATCTATTGTCTCAGATATGGGTAATATGTTTAAAGGAGTTGCGGATCCTGCGAATTGGAAAAATTTAGCAGATAATAAATTACTAAACAACCTAATAGGTGGTAGTTTAATGGAAATGTTTAACACACCACAGGGAGGCCAAGCTGCCGCGGCTCTTTTAACAGGAGATCCTACTGGTCAATGGCATGTTACTGTAGGAAATCCATTGAATCCTATAATTGTATGTGGTAACTTAGCAATGGAAAATTGTGAAATTACCTTTGAAGGCGCTACTGCGCTACAGGATTTTCCTGAAAAAATGGTAGTTGTAATTACATTAAAGCCAGGAAGACCGAGAGATAAGGCAGAGATTGAATCCATGTTTAACGCAGGTCGAGGTAGATTTTACCTACAACCTGATGATGGCGCCGATATTAATAACACATCTGATGTAAGTGCATATGGAAATAAAGATGGTGGAACACCTAAGAAAGATGACTTTATAAATGTCTTTAGAAAAATAAGTAACGGATAATGAAATTTAATACATTAGAAAAAAAGACACTCTCAAGTGACGGAACTAAAGTTATATTCGCTAGACCTACTGTTGTTTTTGTAGAGGGAACTGAAGTTATCGCTGAGCATATTGTAACTGCAGATGATATTGTAAGAATGGATTTAATATCTTTAAAATATTATAGAGATGCTAATTTCGTTGACTATATATTGAAATGGAATAATATATCAAATCCATTCATTATTAATATTGGAGATGTTTTAGAGATACCTCAAAACAATGGAGTTCTTGCTGTTATTAGACCAGTTAAAATGGTACAAAAATCAACAGATGAAATCTCTATTAGAGACCAATTCATTGATACGAAAAGACTTCCAGTGAAGGACGCTAGCCGAATTGAGTACTTACAGAGAAAGGCTGCACAGAAGGCAAATGGGTCTTCACAAATATTACCTCCAAACATTTTAAAAGATGGAGAAGTAAACCTAACAATCGGAAACGGTACAATAACTATTTAATAAATGGCATCAATTAACAATCACATTTTAACAGTAACAGAACCTAGCATTAAGTTGGATAAAATTGAATTTGCGTCTTTTGGCGAGAATGAAGGTAATGATAGGGCTAATACAAGTAAGGGGTTAAACCTAATAGTTATGATTAATAAGTATCTATTCAACTTGGACTCTATTACCAGAATGACATTGGATTGCACTGGCGTTTTGCCAATATTAGATCTTTCCATTGTGGATATTAAGGGACAATTTACAGTTGATACATTTCCTAGAGATGGAGATGTTATAAACATTAGACTTGGTACTCTTGATAAAACATCATACAAGGATATTAGAATGGACTTTGATATTGTGTATGTGGATTCGCCTAAACAAAGGGCAGATCTTAGTGGAGGTAGGTACTCATTCATTGGAAGGATTAAAATTCCAGGACTTTATGCTGAGGATTGTAAATCATATGGAAATGGAACAAGTCTAGACCATGTTGAATCTATTGCAAACGATTTAAAACTAGGAGTTGCAACCAATATTAGTAATACTGACGATGAGATGAACCTGGTTGTACCCTTTAATTCTATGTATGATACATTAGCAGATTTGGTAAGACACTCTTATATTGACGAAGATAGTTTTCAGACTTTTAGCATTGATCCATACTACTATATCAACTATGTTAATTTAAATGAATTACTTAATTCAGAGGAAACCCTCGAGGACGCTATAATTGCATATGACAAAGAAATGACTGACATGCCATCTGCTACAATTGATGATGCAATAAATCAGGGTAAATTGCCATTATTGTTATCAAATCATATTAGAGATTCGGGAACCAATCGTCAAATAACATCCCAATCTCTTATAAATATGGCCGGAGCTTCTGCTAAAAAGAACGGATACAAGCGAGTGTTACAGTATTATGAAAATGATTCTGATGAAGGTTTAGTATCTCACACTATCGAACCTTTAGCAAGTAAAAATATGAAGGATATCGAAGAGCCTATGAAAGGCCGAAGAGATGAGGACAGGTATAAGAATGAAATTAAATATAAATACGTTGGTAGAAAATCAGGAGATCCTGAAACATCAAACGTACATCTTAACTATGAATACGCTGCAATTGCAAATGTACAAAACATGGATGAAGTTAAAAAAATGTCTTTAAATATTGAATTAGAAACTTTTAATCCCGCAATACACAGATACCATAAAATTCCGGTTGCAATATATACAAACGAACAGGACAGAATGATTGCTGATAAAACAGTGAAAGATTTAAAGGAAGAGAGAGGATTTAATGGTACTCAAAAGGTAGAGGATTCAGATTTAACAAATTCAGGAACGTATGTCCTTGATAATTTTTTAAGTGGATATTATGTGGTGGGTGGAATAGTATATACATATAGTGCGGGAGATGTTTCAGTTAAACAACGCATAAATTTACTAAGAAGAGAATGGCCAAGCAGGGTTAATAATATTAATAAGGAGACAGTAACTCCTATGAAAAAGGTTCCAGAGGAACCTGTTGCTCCACCGGTAGTACCTGATACAACATCTGACGTTGCAAATAAAAAATATAGAGGTAAGAAGGTATCAAAACCACCTAAGGAGCTTGTGGAAGCAATGAAGAGATATGGAATAGTATCTCCATTGGAAAGAGCTCACTTCCTATCACAGTGTGCACATGAATCAGGTAACTTTAAGTGGGTAGAGGAATTTGCATCAGGCATAGCGTATGAGGGTAGAAAGGATCTTGGAAACGTTAGACCAGGTGACGGTGTAAAATTCAAAGGTAGAGGTTATATACAAATTACAGGGCGAAGTAACTATACTAAATATAATACATATCTGAATTCGAAACCCGATGGTAAAAACATAAATGTGCTCATAGATCCGGATATATTGAAAACACCATATTACGCAGCAGACTCTGCTTGTTTTTGGTGGAAAAAAATAAACAGTAGAGTTTCCGGATTAGCCAATCTAGGATCTACCAGTGCTAATGTTCTATCTGTTTCAAAGGCAGTAAACGGCGGAACAAACGGACTAAAGGATAGACAGGAAAAATTCATAACATACTGGAACGACATCGAATTAGATAATACTGCATACGCATAAACAAAAAATGAAGTGTAACAGAAATAAAGATAAATAATACATGTCAGATTTTAAAAACATAAACGACTTTAGAAAAGGTTCATATAGGACGTTTCCGTATCAGGATCCTACCTATCTTTCATTTGCATTGCTATTCGACTGGTATAATCCAGAGGATTCGCCATTGTTAGCAGGTCCAGCTCAATCTTTTTTAGAAAAACTCGCAGAATCTGATGAATTTTATCAAGAACGATTAGAAGATCTTAAAAATTTTAAAGATGCTCTTAAAAAAATTAATGTTGAGATGCCATGGTATTGGCAAAGCTTAAAGGGTCTTGAGAAGCTTCAGCAATATAACCCCGAAAACGCATATTTGGGAGGTGATGATGCTAAAATAGAAATTGAAACGTTAGAATCGCTTAACCTACCGATTGCAGGTCTTATGCATTTATATAGGAGAGCTGCATTTGATGAGAGAAAATGGACATGGATTATTCCTAAAAACCTCAGAAAGTTTAAAGTTTATGTTTACGTAACAGAGGTTAGATCAATCCAAACTAACGTAAGTACAAAGGTAGGAGGAATACCAAATAAAGCAAATAAAGCTGCTATTACAGGATTTCCTGATAATTTTAAACCTACTATTGATTCACAGAATGAAAATGCAGACATAATGGGACCAAGCGGAAGACCATATTTTATGATTGGTCTTGGATACTGTGAGTGGGATATGACCACTGGTACTAACATATTTGCAGATCTTTCTAAAAATCCTGAGGTTGCAGCAAACACAATCACATTTACATATGAAACGCTTTCAAGAGTAGAGGCAAGAGTTCTTAATGGTATTATAAAAAAACAACCAACATATTCTACGGGTTATCTTTCACCTGCCCCTGACAGTGAGTATTTTGAAGATTCTTCAAAATCACCCCTTGAGTTTGCAAAGGAAAAGGCAACAGGAAAGGCAAATGAATTTAAAGATAAAGCAAAGGCAGCTGCAAAAAAATTAGCAGAAGAAAAGAAGAGAGAACTTGAACAGGAACTTCGAAACAGAACAGTTAATAGAATTCCATCAATGGAAAATGTTTTCTCTAACTTTGTGAGAAATGTAGATGCTGCTACTGATATTAATCAAGTCACAAAGAATATTGGTAACAATATTAATTTAAATGTGTTTGGTGATATGAGTGGAAGTACGATTGGAGAAGGATTACAAAGAGCGGCAACAAGAGCGCTAGGAAATGTATTTGATTAATGGCAACAGATAAAGAATTAGACAAAGATAATATTAGAGAAACCCACTGGATTGGTGAGGTTGTTGATAACGCTGACCCAAAATTCTTGGGTCGTTGTCGTGTTAAGGTGTTTGGTAAATTTGATAAGTTACCAAACGATGCAATTCCATGGGCAACTCCTATGAATTGTGACTTTGTTGGTTCTCATAATCCTCCGAATATTGGGACTGTTGTTGCTGTTCGATTTGACAATGGTAACATATATCACCCTGAATATTGGTTTCAAATTAATCAAAGTAAAGCGCTAATAACTGATGTCCTAAAATCATCAGCTGCGGCCCATGACGTGGTTTCATTAATATATGATGAAGTACGTAACATTCGAATATATCATTCCCCTGAGGATGGACTGGTCATAACACGAGGATCTGGGGCAAAGGAAAGACCAATCATACAATTGGATGAAAATGGAATTATAAAAATATCATCTGATAACAAGATATTTTTAGATGCTGGAAATATATTTCTTTCAAATACAGGAGAAGGATCTGAAGATGAAAAGGAACCTGCGGTTAGAGGTAAATCTTTAGAAACGTTTCTAGAATCTTTCAAAGAATTATATAATACACATATCCATCCAACACCTGCTGGCCCTAGTGGAGTTCCAGTTGCACCATGGGCACCAGTACATTTACCATATCAGCAAACTGGAAAATAAATAAAAGAGAATATATATATATATTCAAAGGACATGTTAACGTTTTGAGATAAAGATATATAATTCTATAAAACATATAGTAAATGCCTGCACAGTGGCCAATATTCATAAGTAACGTTTCAAATAAAATGCTCAGTAGAACTTCTACAGGGCCTAATGATTTCGGTATGTTCGTTGCTAATGAATATTTTAGAGCCATTAAAACTGCCCAAATACCAAATGGAAACATACATTCGCCTGGAGATAAAAAAATACTTGAAGTAGGTTTTACTCTTGCATTCGATACACTATACAAATCAACAGAACCAAGGCTTGAGGATAAATTCGAAAATTCCATATATGCGGATATGTTTGAACCATTTCCAAAGATTGATTTAAATCTAGACCCTCTATGTGATATGGAGAAATGGACTCTTGAAAATAAAAACAAAATAGAACCTTTTTTATTTTATCAGCTCTTTCCATCAACTTGTCCAAATCCAAATATAGTAGAGGAGACCAATCTATTTGGAGAAATTGGAGTTACTTCCAATAATGATACAGATAACATGAAGGTACCATCAGAAGTTACCCTGAAGGTAACTGGAGGCGATGGGGTTGCACCGTATGAAATTACTTATAGATTAAATGGAGTGCGACTAAAGACCACCACGGATTTACAGGGTGTCTCTAAAGTTAGGATCCCAGTGATACCTGGAAAATACAGATATATTTTTGATAGCGCAATAGATTCTACTGGAACAATAGAGTTAAAGGATGTTAATCAAAGTCTCACTATTGTAATAATGCCAGACGGAGTACCTGGGGATATTGTAATTAAATCAAATGCCAAACGACAAATTGTACCGGAAATGAATGAAGGCACTAGAGTAATAGCAGTTGCTAAGAGAGTGTTGGGCCAAAATGACGGGACTATAGAATTTAGAAGATGGGTAGAAAATATAGATATTAATAAACCTGATACGTTTATATCGAAGGTCAAGGATCAAGTGATATTATGGATGGACAATGGTACAACGTTCCGAGAAAATCTAAACAGTAGAATATTTCAAGAAGAAAGCAAAACATACCCTGATAGAATTCCTGCATGGCTAACAATACCATTTATTACAACATTAGTATATACTCAACAAAACAAATACTTAAGTCTTAACGAATATAAAAGGGATAATTTGTTAGATCCAACTGGTCTATTATATGGCCAATATCTGCGTAGAAAGGACAGTGAGGCATCTAATACTAAAAAAATACAATATATCGTTGAGAGGGATAGGTTCGATTCGTTAAAGAGGCAATGGGTCAATGAAACTGCAGACGCAAATAGGACTCAAGCGGATGGTTGTAATGGTAATGATGCATATTGTATAATGGCAGATACTATTATTAAATATTGGATATCGACATCCACTCAGCCATTTAACCCTGCACCGCCAATATTACCATGTAACATCCCCTCCCCTGGTACATTTATTCCAATATCATATGGTAATAAACAAAGACTAGCGGATGACCTGAGAAGAGCATGGAATACAGGCAAGCAGTTTAAAACAGATCCATCACTTGAGACTGCAGTTAAAGCAGTTGCAACTGCAGTTGCAGTATCATGCTCAAAACATTTAAAGGATTTAAAATTCATATACAATGGCCAATTGTCAGCAGGAACTTCCGTTACTCCTATGATAGGATTTAGTCCATTTACATTCTAGAAAAACATATATATAATCATATAATTTATTAACACTTTAACAAACAAAAAAAATGTCAAAAAAACAAATTGCAAATGAAGGTTTATTAGGATTTGATTGGGATGCTCACTTAGCGGATTGTCCATCAGCTTACAAAAAACCAAACCCTCATGTAAAAACAAAGAATGGTCACAAAGTTTATTCAAGAGAGCCCTACGCTCAAGAACTTTACAACCTAATGGAAAATGCGTTCGCAACAACCCAAAACGTATTTTCGGTTAACCCTGGAGAAACACATAGCGGTATAGTATATGCAGTAGATGTTGAATGGGCTTCAATTGATATTGGCCACAAAGAAATGGTTTATGTTAATATGGCAAAGGAGACAGCAATTTCAAAGGCAAAATTAGTACCAGGTACTGAGGTATCTGTTGAAGTATCAGGTGACAGAACAAACAAAGGATTTATCTTAGGATCTGTTGATGCTGGAATTAAAGCTGCAGTTCTTAGAGATATTTTAGAATCGATCGAAGAAGGTAAAACAGCATACGTCGGAACTGTGACTGGAATGATTCCAAACGGAGGGTATTTCGTAAATGTACAAGGAGTGGATTGTTTTATGCCAGGTTCTCTTGCGGGAATTAACAAACTTGCAGAATTTGAATCTATCTTAAACACTCAAATGTATGTAGTTCCTATGAGCTATTCGACAGAAAGAGGAACAGTTATTGTTTCACATAGAAAATACCTACAGGCAATGATTCCTGGTAAAGTAGAAGAACTTAGAAATTCTATTGGAGAAACTAAAAAAGGAAATGTTACAGGTTCTGCAAAATATGGAGTATTCGTTGAATTTGATGGATGTTTAACTGGTATGATTTATGCTAATGACTTAACCAGTGAAATGGCTAGAAAACATAAAGCCAGAGAAATTAATCCCGGTGATGAGATTGAATTCAAAGTAAAAGAAATTATCAGTGATACTAAAATTACTTTGACTCAATTGGATGTTGTTGAAACTGTAGATCCATGGAAAGAAATTGCAGGAAAGTACAAATCATTCCCAACTGAAGTTATTGGTACCATTAAGTCCGTGAAAGATTATGGTGTATTCGTAGACATTGGAGATGGTATTGTAGGATTGTTACATATATCTGAATTGCCAGAGGGTATAGAAATTGATTCACTCACAAAGAACAGTCCAATTACTGTACAAATCACAAGAATAGAAGTTGACACAAGAAAAGTTTTCTTAAAACTATAATTGTTAATAACTTTTTGAAAAATAATAGCCCAAACATTTTTTTGTTTGGGCTTTTTTGTTTATATTTACATTATAATTAAAAAAACAAATATATAACGTATGAGCAAAATTAAAACATATTCACAGTTCTTAAACGAATCAAAGGAAAATAATATTGTTAATGTTATTTTGGATGCATTAGAACCTACTGTTTTAGAAATGGTTGCTGCTACTGAAACATGGTTTGTTAAAACATTCAACCAAGAATTTACTAAGTATGACAGAGAATCTGCAAGACTTAATCTAATCTTTGATATGGTTAAAGCTGTTGAAACTTATACACAACCAACTGATTCTTTACTTTCTTTAAACGTTAGTAAAAGTGCTAAAGGAAATATTGAAATAAATGCACAAATCCAGAGAGATGGAGTTGCATATAATTTTGCGACTGAAGCTATTTATGCAGGTGGTCACAATATCCAAAGACTTCATTATAGATATATTACAAAAACAAGCATTCCTAAAACTGGAGCTTCTACGATTTCGAAAGAATATTCTGACAAGATTAAAAAAATGTCTAAGGCTGAAAAGTTAAACAATGACATTAAACAATATGAGGCCAGAATTACAAAGGCATTAGAAGATGTTAAGATGAATTCAAAACCAACAGATAGTGAAATCATTCAAATATTAAAAGATAAAAACGATTGGTATGAATGGCCAACATGGTCAGAGATTATAAAGAGAGATGCTGCCAAAAATTACAACAATGACGAGGCATATTACAATCAAGAGATGGAAGATGGTATTGCTAAAAAAATAGAAAGTTGGAAAAGAATCAACATTACCGGGAAAGAACAATCAATCGTCGATTGGACTAAACAAATTAAAAAACTACAAACTAAACTGGATTCTATGATGTAGTTATTTACTTGGATATATAACCTAACGTAAGTTAATATATCTAATAGTAAATGAATAACCTAAACGATGCAAACATTTTGCAAAATGCCTTAGTCGGTGTTGAATTTGAATTTTATTCAAATTTGTCAGCTCAAGAAACTGCAGATCAAATTGCAAAGCTTCTTGGCAAAAAGATACATGTTGAGATAAAGGCACATAGTGATTTTGAAGTAACTCAAGATGAATTTAAAATAGAACCTGATATGTCGGGAGGTGCAAAGCTTCTTGAACTTGTTACAGGTGCTCTTCCATATTTTGCAGCAAGATTAATGATAATCGATGTGTGTAAATGGATTGAAGAGAATGGATATACTAATGACCGTTCCTCGATTCACCTGAATATTTCCTTTGACAAATCTAAAATAGAGAATAAATATAGAATCTCTAAGATGAATACTCTTAAATTCATTCTAGATTTTAACGAGGAGCAGGTTTTTAAATTCTTTCCAAAGAGAGAGAATTCAGCATACGCAAAATCAATCAAATTCGTTTTACCTAAAGAGGACACATATTTCTTTGATGGTAAATATATCAACCAACAAAACTTCATCTACCCAGATACTAAATACTATGGTATCAATTTCGAAAAGAGACATAAAAACTATTTAGAGTTTAGATATGTTGGTGGCGCTGATTGGGAAAAGAAAACAACTAAAATTTTACATCTTGTCGATAGCTTCATATTACAATTATGGAAATCAACAGATAACCATGAATTTTCAGGATTGAATGCAATTGAACTTAAGAAGATAATTTCTAAAAATCAAAGAATAATTGACGCACGTAAGGATTGGAAAACAATCAAAGACAATTGGAAGCATGTTAAATTTACAGTAGATTTAAATGACAACCCAAAGGTAGTAGATCTTTATTGGCCAAGTGTTAAAGAACATGTGATGAAATTGTTTACACATGGTACCCTATCAAAAGGACACATTAATTATGATTCAGATAGTGGGAGAATACAGGTATCTGGTGGAAAACTAGAGTATTGTGTAGATTTACATGGGTATGAATTCGTTGGATGTTTCTTAAGAGGAGAATTCTCAGAATGTGATATGTATGGATGTGATATTCATGGTTCAGATATTCACTATTGTAACTTTTATTCAAGTACTCAGCTGAATTCAAGTAAATTAGACACATCATATGTACATGGATCTTGTGTTGCAAGCGATTGTTATGTATATGGTAAAGGAGTATTTAAAGGAACAATGCATGGTGGTATTTTTAGAGAAGGTACATACGATAAAAAACTTGCAAAATTTAATGATGTTGAAATCATTAAGTACAAATTAATATAAAAATAAAAATAAGATAATGAGTAACATACTAGTAGGAAACGATGATAGCTTAATAGATCCATCATGGGATACTGAGTGCTTTAATACCTTTGTCAACGAATTAGCAGATGAAATTACAGGATCTTGTATGATTCCGATGAACCTTCCAAAAAAGGAGGTACAAAACATTGTCAAACGTGCAAAGAAATGGTTCTATAAAAATTACGAGTACTCTGTTAGGGAGAACTTCATGGTTTTGCCAATTGCACTATTTTCAACGGATCATTTTAAAAACACTAGAAGTTTTACACTTCCGGCTATGGATGCAATCACAGGAGGAAACGAAGTTTATTCAGTGTATGGTTTATTTCAAACCGGAGCAAATTGGGGAGGTTCAATGGACATTAACTTTACACAGGGTGATTTTGCCGTTGAAAGAATGTTAATGGGTGGAATGTATGGTGGTTCTAAAACAGCGGATGCTGCTGAGAATTTACAGTACTACGTAATCAATGAAAGTTTCTTTGATTTGGCTAGACAAATTATTCACAATCCATTGAGTTATCAATATAATCAACTAACTCATGAGCTTAGATTCACGGGAGAAACCCCAACAAGGGATGTTATTTTAGAGGTTTATGAAACTATTCCTGAATGTGCATTATTTTCTGATGAAGCATTCTTTAGATATTGCGCTGCAAAAATAAAAATATCATTAGGTCAGAAATTAGGAATCTTTGGATTTGCCCTTCCTGGTAATATCACTGTTAGTCCTGATTTAATACAAGGATTAGGAGAAGCTGAATTAGAAGCTGTAATTGAAGAAATAAAAAGTGACGAAGGTACCGACTGGATGATGCATTCTTAAAAGAATATATAAAATATGGAATTATACATAAAAGATATTAATGACCCGAATTATGATCCTCAACAGATTCAATCTGATGAGGAAATTTCCATGTTGTTAACTCAGATAGAAGTAATGTTATTCACAAGAAAAGGTGAAGTGCTCGGTGATTCAGATTTTGGAGCTAATTTAGAAGATTATGTATATTCATTTATGTACAATGATCAAATGATCAAATCAGTAATAATAGAACAGCTTGAAAGATATATTCCATTGTCAAAAAAATTCAATACTCAAGTTTCTGTTGAATTTGCACAAGAAACCGAAAGAAACCTAGTGTTTGTAGATATAATTGTTGACAACAAATATCAAATCAGCGTTTCAATATAAATAAAATATAAAAGTAATGCCAAATTTTAATTTTTTATCAACGTCTAGGATCAAGACCACTGAAATGATCGCTGACACTAGATCATATATCTCAAGAATGTATGGTAGAGCTAATGAATTGTTTACATCAGCCTCTCCATTTTCGCAAATACTTGATGTTTTAACGCAAATAACTAGTCTGATCTTTTATTATATAGAGGACTCTACAGTTGAGCAAAGCATTCTAACAGCGCAAAATCCTGAGTCGATATATGGACTATCTAGACTTGCTGGTCATGATTCTTTTAGAGGATCTGCGGCTTCTGGCGAAATTAAAATAAGATTAAATACCACGGCATTTAACGATATTAAAGGAGATTCATTAAATATATTAGCTAATACTACGATTATTTCAAGTAAGAACGGTCTTAAATATATTCTGAAAACAAACAATGATCAATTTAGAATAGAAAAAAGTAATGCAAATTACCTATATATTCCAATTGTTCAAGGAAAACTAGAATCCCAGATATTAACAGGTACTGGTGAAAAGCTACAATCATTCAATGTAGTTATTAAAGGAAATACAGATCATCACGCGGTTAGAGTTAGCGTTAATAGCGAACTATGGACTAAATACGATTCATTATATGATATGAAAGTCGGTACTAAAGGATACTTAGTAAAAACTGGTATAACTGGAGGTTTAGATATTTATTTTGGAAATGGATCATTTGGTGCAATTCCAATAGCAGGTGCTTCGATTTCGGTAGAATATTTAGTTAATGAAGGTGCTAGAGGTAATTTATCTGGGTATAAAGATTTAAATTTCACATTTGAAACAGAAGGATTTGACTCTCTTGGAAATTCAATTAATTTAAATAATATGCTAGAGTCAACGTTTACCGCTGCACCAAATGATCCATTTCCAAGAGAAAAAGAATTCCTCTTGGTTTAATTTAAATAATATGCTAGAGTCAACGTTTACCGCTGCACCAAAGATGGGTGCAGATCCTGAAAGTATAGAATTAACAAAGTTAATTGCGCCGCTACAATCACACTCGTTTGTCCTAGCAACACCAAATAACTATGAACATTTTCTATCTAGATATGGAATGTTTTCATACCTTGATGCGTACAATACAACAGATGACGGTTATCTAGATGATGATAACATCATATACTTATTTATGTTACCTGATACTGCAAGAAAACTAAATAAGAACAATGATTATTTTAATTTAAACCAAGAGGAATTCTTTTTCTCTGAGGATGAAAATAACGGAATCTTAGAAACATTAGAAAAGAGCGGTCAACAAATGGTTACTACTGAAGTTAAGATTGTTAAACCAAAGGTTCAATATTTTAGAATGGATGTTAAAATTAGATATTTTGAAGGTTATAATAAACAAAGTTTGTATACTGAAATTCGTTCAAAAATTTCAAGTTATTTAATAAATATAACTAGAAGAGACAGATTACCAAAATCGGACATTATAGCTCTATTAGAAGGTGTTGAAGGAATTGATTCTGTAAATATTAGATTTGTTTCAGAAACGGAAGAAACTGCAAGAAGGCTAGGTTACTATGTATCAGAAACGGTTACAGTAACTCCAAGTACTCCAGTCTTAGAAGAGATTGGTAATGGAAAATCAAAATTTGTTTTCTTTAAAAGAACTGTAACAAAAAATCAAGTTAACTTCGAACCAGGAGCAGCATTGCCAGAAGGGGTAATTAATTTAGATTCATTTGGAGATATTATTCTTGAAAAGGAAGAAGTTGCTCTATTCAGAGGTGGTTGGGAAGATAGA